TTTGGTTTCTCTGACCCTAGAGGTATCTTCGGTTCTCCAGGAGCATAATAAATAATTTAAAGGGCCGCCTAAAAACGGCCCTTTTTTTAACTACAACAAGGTGTGTAAATGAAAAAAACTACTATAACTATCTGGGCTTACAATTATCATGCAAAATTTAATGTTGAGCATGAGCAAGATACTGCTGAATCTGTTGAAAAAGCAATACTTGACAAGTTGGGAGAAAACAGTATAGTGTGGGAGTATCTCGGAGATAGTTATCATGCGGGATTAAATCGAATAACTTATGAGGAGGTTATAGATGATACAAGACCTGTACAAACAAAAAAGGTCCTTGGAGTTGAAGTGGCAACAGGAGCATCTGGATAATAACAGATATACTCTTGAGATGGTTAAGATTGACGATAAAGTTAAAAGAGTCATTACTGACATCAAGCTTGAAGAAGCTAGAATTGCTCACTTACAGAATAACGTAGAAGGTTCTGCTCCACAAGTTTCTGTAGCTACTTAGACAAAAGCTACATCGCTGAAATGCATAAATACCTTAGGATCTCTTGCACTCTATTCAAAAGTAAGATATAAATACCACACTATACATAATTAATTTTGCATGGCGACGTGAAGTATAGCGCGTTACGGCCTAGAGACTCTATGCAAATAACTAGGAGAATATAATAATGGCAACAACATCGTTTCAAGGAATAATAAGAAGTTACGGCGGACAAGATAGATCAACTGGTGTTACACCAGCTAATGTAAATTTATCTACAGTCGTTTCATTTAACCCAGTAGGTGCTAGTGCAGTAGCAATTAGAGTTGGTACTTCAGCAACAGCAGGTGAAATTTTTAAATTACCAAAAGGTGCAGTACCTAGTTCATTTATTAGTTTAGGTGGTGCAACAGGTGGTACTAACCCAACTGTTGATATTGGAACAGCAGCTGATCCAGATGGATTTTTTAATGAACTGGATGCAGATCTTAAAGGTGCTTCTCAATCAGGAGCAGGCGCATTAGTAATAGGAACAGGTGTTCCAGCTAATATAATAGTTACTGCTAATCAAGGTTCTTCAGCAGCAACTGGTGGAACTGTAACCGGAACTTTCTTTTATACTATGGTGGATAACGCTAGAGCAGGTGAATCACAACCTGAGCTAAACCCAACACCGTAATTAATTAACTTTTATGTGGTCCTTCGGGACCACATAATTTAACAGGAGAATAATATGTCAGGTGGAAGTTCATTTTCAAGCGACCAAACAACCCTTAACAAAACTACAGGTGCAGCTTCTGCATTAAGAGTAGGTAGAACTAGAGTTACTTCTATTCAAGGTAGAGGAGAAGCAGGTTCTGTTTTATCTTTACATGATGCAGCAACAGCCGGTGCAGCAGCCGGTGGTAATTTAAAAGCTATTTACAGATATGAAACTGAAGGACTAGAAGTTTACGTTCCAGGTTCAGGTATTTTATTTAAAGATGGCCTTATTGCTACACTAACTCAAACCGGTGGTACGGACGGAAGTGTTACGTTGACAATAACAGGTGCATAGGAAATTAAATGGCAACTATTACTTTTACAGTCACTGTTGCTAGTGGCACTAATGCTTTTGGTACTGCTAATAAATTTTTTATTAATGGTGAAGTAAGTCCTGTACTCTTTTTAAAAGAAGGTGACACATACATATTTGATCAATCAGATACAAGTAATGCTAATTTTACTTTAGGACTATCAAGTACTAAAGATGGTAACTTACCTAACGCAATAGCGCCTTACACAACAGGTGTAACTGTTACAGGTACTGCTGGACAAGCAGGAGCAAACACAACGATTGTTGTTGCTCCAGTGAGAACAGTAGGCGCACCAGTTTTATTTTATTATAATTCTTTATCAGGCAATGCCTTAACTGCAGGTATGGGAAATAGTGCACAAACTACTTCTCCTACTTCAGGAACTACTTCATTCGATCCACAAATGGACGACATTATTGAAGAAGCTTATGAAAGAACAGGAGTTCTTGGAAGTAGAACAGGTTATCAATTAAGAAGTGCTAGAAGATCATTAAATATTTTATTTCAAGAATGGGCTAATAGAGGTGTTCATTTATGGAAAATAAAACTTGCTAAAATACCTTTAATTCAAGGACAAGCAGAATACAATTATGCAAGTGATTCTGTAAATTTTCCTAGTGATATTAACGAAGTATTGGAATCATACTATAGAAACAATAGTGATAATAATTCTCCTTCTGATATTGCTTTAACTAAAATTGATAGATCAGCTTATTCACAAACACCAAACAAATTAACACAAGGAACACCTTCTCAATATTATGTAGATAGAAATATAAACCCTAGCATATTTTTATATGCAACACCAAGTTCAAGTGTTTCAAGCACAACTACTCCAAGTAATTTTCAATTTTGTTTTTACTATATGTCAAAAATTCAAGACGTAGGTGGATATACAAATACAGCGGATGTTGTAAATAGATTTTATCCATGTATGATTTCTGGACTTTCATATTATCTAAGTCAAAAAGTTTCACCAGAAAGATCTGGGGAATTAGAGAGAAGATATGAAAGTGAAATGTTAAGAGCATTAGATGCAGACAATCAAGGTACATCTAGCTTCATAACTCCACAAACATTTTATGGGAGTGGTATATAATGGGTGGCTACGCTTCAGGTAAATATGCTTTAGCAATTTCTGATAGATCGGGAATGCAATTTCCATATTCTGAAATGGTTAGAGAATGGAATGGATCGTTGGTTCATATTTCTGAATACGAAGCAAAACAACCACAGCTTTCTCCAAAACCAGTAGGTTCAGATCCCCAGGCTTTATGGAATCCAAGACCACAACCAGCTTCTAAAGTTAGTTTAATTTTATTAGATAACAATCCTTTCGAAGTTATTAAATATAATAATAATACTTATGTAAATGTTTATTCATTAGATCATCAAAGAAAAGCTGAAAGTGTAGTTAGACTAAGAGGACCAGCTCAAGTAGTTTCAGCAGGGCCTGGAGGAGAAAATCCAGCAGACGCTTTAAATTTACAATCATTTGCTCCTATAAATAATATTTCTAATGTATCTGATATTGATTCTGCAAATGGTTTTACAATTGCTTTAGGTAGAATAGATGCAAGTGGAGTTGTTACAGGAGCCACAACTACAAATGTTTTAAGTAATCCAGTTAATTATTTTTATTTTCAAAGTACTAGCACTGCAACAACAAGTGGTGTAAAAGGAGGTGGAGCAAATTGCTCTGCAGGCCCAGTAACATTAGGAGTGGTAAACGGATAATGACATATACTTTAGCAAATTTACAAACAGATATTAGAAACTACACAGAAGTATCAGATAATGTGTTAAGTGATTCAATTCTTTCAACAATAATTATTAACGCAGAAAATAAAATATATAGAGAAGTTGATTCAGATGAAGAAAGATATTTTGCAACTTCTCAATTAGCTGTTGGAAATAGATATGTAACTATTCCAGATAATTTAAGATTTATTAGATATGTTCAATTAACAGATTCTGATAACAATCAGTTTTATTTAGAACAAAGAGATACAAGTTTTATGGCAGAATATTATGTAACCCCTGGTTCTTCTTCTGTAGATATACCTAGATATTATGGTAATTGGGATTCAACTTTTTGGGTAGTAGCCCCGACACCAGATAAACCCTATGTAATTACTTTAGCTTATAATAAAGAACCTGACAGTATTACAAATACTACATTACCCACAAACGCTCCAGCAGCTACAAATGGTACTTATTTATCTAATAAATATCAAGATTTACTTTTATACGCTTGTCTAGTAAACACATATGGGTACTTGAAAGGTCCGCAGGATATGATACAATATTACAATCAAGCTTATGAAAAAGCATTGATGTCGTACGCGATTGAAGTACAAGGTCGTAGACGCAGAGACGAGTACAGCGATGGAGTTATTCGTACTGTATTGGACTCAAAAAATCCATCGAGCAACAAATAAATTAATTAAGGAGATAAAATAATATGGCAAATATAATACCGTTCGCATTTAGAGGAGAACTCTTTTCGGGAACACATAATTTTTCAAACGGAGGAAATGAGTTCAAAATAGCTTTATATACAGGGAATCCATATAGTACTTCAAGCACACAATATCTTACTTCACAAGAAGTAAGTGGTTCTAATACTGGATATACAGTAAAAGGAAAACTTTTAGGAGCACAAGCGGTTGCTTCAGGTACTGCAGTAGCGTCTGTTGATTTTGGTGATTCAGTATTAACTAGTGCTACATTTACTGCAGCATTCGCAGCTATCTACAATGATACTAATGCGGATAAATTATGTGTTGTGTTAGATTTTGGAGGAAATAAAACTGCCACTAATGGTACGTTTACAATTGCGTTCCCCAATCCATCAACACCTGGTAATGCAATCATAAGTATGGCATAAGGATATAAATGGCTTTAGTTTTAAATGATAGAGTAAAACAAACAAGTACAACCCTTGGTACAGGAGTATTAACTTTTACCGGTAATGTAAATGGTTTTGAAACATTTGCCCAAGGAATAGGAAACAACAACACTACTTATTATGGAATATTTAATGGTGGAACATCTGAATTTGAAGTTGGTCTAGGTACATTAAATTCTAATAGTACTACATTAACTAGAGGATCAGGATCTAACATTTTTAGTAGTTCTAATTCCAACAATGCTGTTGATTTTAGTACAGGGGCTAAAGATATATTTTGTACTTTACCAGCAAGTAAAGCAGTTTATTTAGATGCTTCAGGAACTACTGTACCATCACTAGCAACCCCAGGGTTTGCCGTTGCAATGGCAATCGCTTTATAGTATAAGAAAAAAAGGAAAAAATTATGGCACAAGACTTTACAAGACACGCAGCACTAGCAACTACAAGTGATGTAACTTTATTCACATCAAATTCTAATGATGCAGTAATAGGAATTAGAATTGCTAATATAGTAACTACAGCAATTACAATTGATGTTTTTATTTCTGTCGGCGGTTCTGCTACAAGATATATAGTAAAAGATTTAAGTATACCTCCAGCAAGTTCAGTTGAACTAATTCAAGGCGGTGCAAAATTTGTAATGCAAAGCTCAGACATATTAAAAGTAAAAGCCAGTGCTTCTAACTGCGCTCATGTTTATGTTAGTGTTGTAGATGCAATTAGTAGTTAACAACAAAGGAATTAATTATGAGTGATGCATATCCAAGTGCGGTATATATAGGAAATAATCCTGGTTCTCAGGAAATATATACACATGCTGAAACTATAGATAACACTTTAATAATTGAATCCGCAGTTCTTGCAGGGCCAATAACTTTTACAGAAACAGTAACCGTAACAGGGACATTGGTAATAGTTTAATGACTGGTATATTAAAAGTAAATCAAATTGAACCATCAACAGGTACAACTATAACTCTTGGTACTTCAGGAGATACAGTTGCAATTCCTTCAGGTGTAGTTTTAAATCCTGGTGGGGATTTAACTGTTACTGGTGCTTTAGTCGTTGACGGCGGAAGTGCTACAATAAAATTAGATGGTAACTATCCAACAGGTACAGATAACGTAGCTTTAGGAGATACTGCTTTAGATAGTGTTCAATCTGGTGGAATTAACAATACTGTCATTGGCTCAAAAGCTGGA